TGAACTTTATGGTCTATATAAAAAATCACCGAATGCCATTGAGCGAAGGAACATTCTTTTGAGGCTCACCCAGAACAGAAACCGATATAACCCATCAAAGGCTAAACGCGAAACACTATTGTACGAACTTTTACCGTACAGCAATGATGTTGATTTTGATAAGGCCATTGAAAGGGGAATAGTTAATGACACGGTATTCGCCCTTCAAACGAGGTTCAACTACTACATATCATCATTTGAATCACAATACGGAGAAATAACATATTTCTGGGATTTGATGGATGGAACGGATGCCGAGAAATTGGCGATTATAAACGAACTATTGAAACAATTAATAATAGCAGACTATGAGCAAACAGAAAACAACAGTGCATCTACGGGTGTACAAGGGTAATGGACGAAACGAAGAGTTGAGTTATGATTCTTCGGGTAAGGTTCAGAACGAGAACATACTTGTAAAGTTGTCCCACAACTCTTTGGAGTGGTCAAACTTTATCAAGAACGTAAAATTATTGGGTTACGTAAAACCAACGGTTGAGGCTTTCTTGGTTGATGATGAAGAGGATAAATCAAAAATCGATGCCATTCAAAAAGAGGTGGATAACGCCAACAAAGTACAAGAAGTTGAATTGACACCGGAACAAAAGAGGATAGCGGAACTGGAGGCGAAATTAGATGCTTTGGTGGGTGGTAAAAAAGATAAGAAACAGCCCAAAGATACTAAGAACGATGATTTGGAAGCAGTACGCGCCGAATATGAAGAAGTGGTGGGTAAAAAGCCGTTCCATGGATGGGACGAAGCTACATTGAAAGCAAAAATTGAAGAAGTAAAAAATTCATAACAGACTATGGAATTTTCAGAAGATTTTATAAAAGAGAACAACCTGACAGAAGAGCAGGTAAAAGCCGTTTCCGAGTTTGGTAAAGGGCATATTGCCGAATTGCAACAACAATGGGATGGAAAGGCCAACGAAAATGCAAACAACATCCTTGATGGGGTGATCACATCCACTCAAAAACAGTTTGGTATTTCATTGGAAAGACAGCAAGGCGAAAAGCACGCCGATTATTTAAAGAGGCTTTCCGATCAGGTGGTGAGTTCAAAACAGGAAGAACTTGAAAAACTAAAAGGAGATTACGAGCAAAAATTAAAAGAGTTCAAGGGCGGGGATGCCCTTAAATCCGAATTGGACAAGGCAAAATCTGATTTGGACGAGGCATTGCAAAAATATGCGGATTACGATGAGTTGAAAGAAAAAGCGACAAAGGCAGATGAATATGGACAACAATTATCCGGATTGAAGTTGGAAGTGGCATTTAACGGTGCAAAGCCAAACTTTCCTGATAGCGTGAATCCATACGAGGTAAAAGCAAAATGGGAAGAGTTCAAGAGCGCAATTCTCAATGAGTACAATATTGAGATAGTGGACGGTGAAGCAGTCGCTATCAGTAAGGAAAACCAGTATAAACAATCCAAGCTGTCTGATTTGGTAGCAAAGGATGAGAACATCCAAGAGCTTTCAAAAGGTAGACAACAGGGAGGTACTGGAGCGAGGCCAGCCGAAGGTGAGGTGATTGAGGGTATTCCATTCAAGGTGCCTAAGGATGCTGATGCGAAAACACGTTCAAAGCTCATTAAAGAGCATTTAGCTGAAAAAGGCATAGGCCCTGCACATACAGAGTATAGTAAGCAGTTCGCTGAAATGAACAAAAAAATAATGGCCGGAAATAAGGCCGCATAGGGACAGACCCCTGAAATTGAGTATTTAACCGCAGACAGACCTGCACATTTATTAACCTAAAAAAGCAAAAAAAATATGGCTTATTTAGATGCAACCGATTGGCTCGACTTACAGAGTTCTGCGGCTACCAATGAGAAGCGTGCAAAGAAACTTGGTCTGGTCAATTCGGTAAAAGATTCCACAGCTGGAGTGGATTACATTCCCCCTAGCGAAATGGATAAAATGAGGAGTACATCTTCTCTTAGAAATCTGCAATTACCAGTTCTAAAAGACCAGAACGTTACGGTAGTGCAAACACCGGGATTCAATTTTATCCCAAGCAACCTTCCAGAGTCCGACAAGTACTCTTTCAGTGCTGTCGACGTATTCACGGGATTTAGATTCTATCCTGCACAGTACGACAACAACCAGATAGATGCGGATTGGGCAAAAATGGAAGTGATGAAGAATGTTGACCATGCTGCAGCAAGCACTATTGAATCTTTATTGTCAACCACTTTGGAGGCAAGAAAGACCCAATTATTGGATGGAACCGTACAGGTCAATCAAGGTTCAGGTACTTATACTTTCGATGCTGGAACAGATACCCTACAAGTGAACAAGGCAGCACAGAACGAAACAATGTTCGCTGCTTTGGAGCAATTGATGGATATCAACAAACTTTCAGGTGATTACAGGTTGGTCACAAGTCCAGGTGGACTGTACACTCAAAAAGTGGCACAGGCCAAGTATGGGGCAAACAACCAAATGAACCTTGAGGCGTTGGGTATTTTCGGTGCTGATAGGATTTATGAATCACACAATATTTCTGCTGGTTCAGATGTGTTCAATGGTTATTTCTTCCGTGATGGTGCGCTTGGTGTAGTTGAAAACTACCCTTATGACTTCCGTAACGGTACGGAGTTCGCTGGTAAGAAATGGTCTATCAGTGATGTTGAGCTTCCATTCTCCAGAATGAGGGCCAATATCTACGTGAACAACGAAGCTACTGAAGCTACTTCTTTAGTGGGTGCTGGAAGTGATTCTAACATGATTATGACCCACTTTGAGGAAATGGCCGTATGGTTCAGGTTCTACATTGTACACAGGTACAATAGTGATTTGACCACACGTGCCAATGATATTGTGAAATTGAAAGGTTTAACCACTTAAAATAATTGAAATGGGATATTTAAAGACACAAGCGGATGCGAGTAGGGTTCCCTTCAATGAAGGGGGAAATCTATTGATGGTAGAGGATATTACCGAGGCCAAGACCTTGACAGCGGAGGATAGCGGGAAACTGTTCATCCTTAAAGCTGCTGCCGGGGCACAAATCGACATTCCATTGGTAAAAGGCTTTTACGCAAAGTTCAGGACTGGTTTGGCTTTTGCCACTACTGATTGGACTTTAGTAAGTGCAACCAATGTAATTCAAGGAAATTTAGTGGTAAATGGAGCAGCTGTTCCAGCTTCAAATGAGAACACAATCTCTTTTGTGGCTACCGCTGAATCTTTGGGCGACGAGGTAACGGTAGAATCCGATGGAACAAACATTTATGTTTCCGGTGTAGGCAATTCAGTAGGTAGTATAACAGCAACAGCACCTTAAACTAAAGTAATATGGTCGTAGGGATTCTAGAAGATTTTACAAACGATGTACAACTTGATTCAGAGTTGTTGGCAACTCCCACAAGTGGGATGTATGTCAATAGCGGTGGTCATCCATCCGTTAACGTAAACAATCTTTTAGAGTTCCTACCCAATACGTTCAATGGAATACAAGCGTGGAGCGCATCTACGACCTACGGGAAATATGAAGATACAAGAAAGCGAAGTGATTTGGTAACTCTTGACGGTACGATATACCAAAGCATAAAGGTGGGCAATTTAAACAACTCCCCTGATGCCCCAGGTACAACGCACTGGATAGATACAAACCTGGAGTCATTGGTTCTGAAAAACCACATCTATTCTACAATGGATAGGGTGAAATCAGAACTCAACCTTGTAAATCGATTGGTGAACAGTCAAATGTTGTATGAAGTCGGAAGGCATGAAATTACATTGCCAAATGATTATGCGGCATGGGTGTTCGAACCAAAAGGGAGTGATTATATCAGTTTCCGCATCAATCGTATTTCCCTGCAAAAGAAAAGTTTGACCCCGGTTAATGTTTATGTGGTCAACCAAGGTGTTTTGGTGGATACTTTATCGGTAACCCCGGATAATGGTAGATTACAGTTTCAGGAACTGGGATATAGCTTTTCAGGCAAAGGTAAGTGGTACTTCATTATCGACAGTACAGATGTGCTTGTTGATGGTGGTGCCATTGACAATTTGGCCTATGATGGTTTTGTGGCATACACGGCAAGTGGTACTGGCGCATCACCTGAAACAGCGACTTTTAATGACGGGGTAAGTGGTAATGGATTGGGTTTTGATATATCAGTATATCTGGACCCTAGCGAATATCTAAAATCAAACCTTCAAGGGATGGGTTCTTTTATAAGGGCAACCTTTGATTATTTGACATTACAGATGTTCCTGCACAACCCCAACAATATCAGTAACCGTGCACAGCGCATCCAAATGCAGGATGATATCCTGATTGCGGAGGCAAAGAGCATGGAAGGTGATACGGTAGCTAAAAGGTTTGCATCAGAGCGCAAAAAAGCGGTATCAAGGATTGAAAAGACCTTTGATACACAATTGAACGATAACGGGGGTTTTGAAATCGAATTTGCAACGGTATGAACCATTTAAAACCCAACTGTACTGGAATAGATTGTCCGATAAAGACATTGCAACAGACCCTTTACCCGATAATTACGGCCAAGTGGGGAGAAGTTGAAATGTACGGACGGGCTACAAGAAACACATCAAAGGCAGGAAACTTGCCAGAGGTGTATGATTCCAAAAGAAGGTACATGGAGGTTTTATTGGATTCAAAAAAGTTGGGGCAAGTGTTCTTTTTGGAGGGCAGTCGCCATGATAATATCGACGAGGGTATGTTCAGCGCACCTTTAAAAATAGTTTTCTTTTTGAACCTTGATAAGTTCGAGCAATCGGCACACAAGGACGAAAGAAGGGACGATCTGGCGCAAAAACAAGCATATCAATGGATTGATGATTATTTCTTCGATTTCGATATAAACGGATTGGAAAAGACCATGGGCGAAGTGTTTGCGGGTTATAATATCGATAAATCATTATATGATGATATGCATCCGTTCCACGTATTCGCCATTACTGGAAGTTTAATGTATGAACTAAAAAACAATTGTTGATATGGCTGCACAGGCAAATAAAAAAACGATAAAGTGTACGTTCAAGGTTGATTATCGGGTAGGACTCGATGAAAAGGGAAAGCCCAAAAAAGAATATAGGGCAGGTAAATCCTATAACCTTGACGAGGCAACGGCAGAATATTTTAAATCTAAAAACATAGTACAATGACAGGTACAGAATTAATAAATAGAGGTTCATGTGGTGGTGATTCAGGTTCTCTTGGATCAAACCTATCAGGTGGATGCCTTCATATATTCAAGGCTGCTGCAAGTATATGGGCGATTTCCCCGAGTACTGACTTAGATCCTTCAGAGGATTGGAGCGTACTTTCCTACTGGCAGACCTTACAGGCCCAAGGCAAACTTGTGGTATTGAAGGGGGTAACCTCTTTTGAGGAAAATGGGTCTGATGATGCCATTGAGACTGAAGAGGACGATACCCAAGAAGTTACCAATGAGGGTAAATATACCTTCTTGGCCACATTCAAAAAAGGATTGTTCAATAACAGGGTGCTTCATTCTTTGAAGGGTTTTGGTGGATGGAAGTTCATTATCGTGGATAAGGCAGGTTCCATATTGATGACACAGAACAGTACTGGATTCGGGCGTGGTTTCAACGTTGGTATGATTCAACCCGCTAAACTTACTTTTCCAACGACAACCACTTCCTTGAAAGAGGGATTGCGTTTTCAATTATTGGACAGGTTTGAATTGGACGAGAACTACGTTCTTATCGATAAGAACAACTTGAGTTTCGACCCAAGGGTGGTTGATGGTGTTACAGAGGTTAAACTATCCTTTGTCAATGCTCCTTCAAACACTGACACTTCGGTCAGGGTTTCAGCGGTAAGGTCACAGGATAACAAAACAGCGATTGAAGATCTAGAGTTTGGTGATTTCCTTTTTGTAAATGGGATATCCACAACAAACCCATCAGCGGATGCGGCAGTTGCAGGTGAGCCTTCGCAGTATGACCTTACGGGGATAACAGCATTGGCAACATCGGATTCTGTTACGTTAAGGATTTACGACAATGCCAATAACAGGGCAATAGTGAATAAAAATGGAAACTTATATAAAAGTGCGACGATTGCCGCTACGGTGGTTGCGTAATTTGTTTTCATAGTTGGTAGGGGCGGTTAACCCCGTCCCTTTAAACCGTGGGGTGGAGAAGTTGGTATCTCGTCGGGTTCATGTCCCGAAGATCACTGGTTCGATCCCAGTCCCCGCAACAAAATAAAAACCATGCAAACAGCGGTCTCACCATTTTTACAAAAATTGGACAGTATTGAGGCCAACTTAGAGGCGCAGGCCTATAAGCTGATTGCTGAAATACAAGAAAAGATTCTTGATTTTGTCCGTGAGGAACAATTGTACAAAAAAGGAATCGATGGAAAAGGAGTGCGTTTAGAGCCGTACTCACCCTACACAGTAGCTCTAAAAAAATTCAAGGGAGAAGTGTATAACCGGACAACGCTCTTAGATACCGGTGACTTCTACGATAACATGTACGTCCACGCTCGTGATAGAATGTACTTTGTTGAGTCTAGCGACTATAAATCTGATATGTTGAAGGATAAGTACGGTGATTCGATCATGGTATTAACGGACAAACACAACAAAATCATAAACGAACAGGAGATATTACCAAGACTGGTGCAATGGATGATAAAACAACTTTTCGGTACTACTTAGACTGCTCACAGATGCCTATTTGGAACTTTCACCAATTGGGCAAAGGGATGGACTATCGGTATTTGGCAAAAGTTGATGAAATCGATGAAGTGGACAGGCTGCCCATTGATTCACCAAAAATATGGGAACGGATATTCAATGAGTACTGCGAGATTTCAGACAATTCAGAATCACAGGAGCATTTGAGACAATTGGCCGAACTGGACGAAATGGAAAAAAAATATGTTTTCTGTTCATTGATATTGAGCGAACTGATAACGACCGACGATGTGGAAGTCCAGCAGTTATATTTTAAAGAAATGTCAGCATGGGGTTTTGCATTTAACCAAGGAAGCCCAGAAAAGGAAATGAAGCGTGCTAGGGTTTGGTTAAAATCTATCAAGACACGAATCAACCTATTGTCAGCAGATGTAAAAGGTTATCGAAGCAAGCAGACCAAACCAGAGAGATTGGAAAAGCAACAGGTAAAACTGGAGCGGTTATCGGGAAGGAATGAAATCGACGTGAAAAGGTGCAGCGTGGCAAAATGGGTGGAAATCATCAAGGATGCAGAGGTTATGGCTCGTGAAAAGGAAAAACAACGTAAAAAGGCAGCGTAATGGCATTAGGTAACGAAATAGATGCCCTGAAGGCAATTGAAAAGGAAATAGGCAATATCCGTGCAAAATTAAAAGGATCACATGAGGATATTTTGATGATTTCCAAGGCCGCTAGGGATGCCCAAGGTTCATTTATGGACATAAAGCTGCCAAAGGAACTTGAAAAATCGTTAAAGTCCAATCAAACATTTCTTAACCAATTGAACGCCCAATTAAAGGAGCGTGATAGATTGGAAAAAGCATTACAGACCGCAGTATCAAGAAGGGCTCAAGCAGAATCAAATATAAACAAGGAACTTCTTAGGAACAGGGAAGAGACCAGATTGCTAAATCGTGCAATGAAGGAAGAGGCGTTATTATCTTCCAAGTTGGTAAGCGAATACCGAAAACTTGAAGTAAAGCATAGTAGGGTCGCTAGGACAGTGCGTGATTTAGCGGTAGCCAATAAAGAAAATACGAGAGAGTATAAAAGAGCTGTACGTGAACTAAATAAATATCGTACACAACTTGATAAGGCCGACAAAGCAACTGGTAATTTCAGAAGGAACGTAGGTAATTATCAATCCGCTTTCCATGGTGCTACTACTGCATTTAGAACTTTCTCAAATATATTCGGTATTTATTCAGGCTTACAGATAGCACGTGAGATATATGGACAGATTACAGCGTTGGACAGCCTTAAACTTTCCTTGGAACAAGTTTCTGAAACGGTACTTGACTTAAATAGAAACCAACAGTTTTTAAAAGAAACGGCTGACATATCAGGGGTGAATATTATAAATCTATCCCAATCATATATTAAATTTTTGGCGTCCGCAAAGACAACAAATCTTACACTGGAAGAAACTGAACTGATATTCAGGAATGTTTCAAAGGCTGCTAGTCTTTTAGGCTTGAGGGGTGATGATATAAATGGTGTTTTCCGCGCATTGGAGCAGATATTATCGAAAGGGAAGGTGCAAGCTGAAGAAATCAGGGGCCAGTTAGGTGAGAGATTGCCGGGTGCTTTCCAAATATTGGCAAAGTCAATGGGATTGACAACACAGGAACTGTCCAAACAGCTTGAACTCGGTAATGTTTTAAGTGAAGATGTATTACCTGGTTTTGCAAAACAATTAGCTGAAACATACTCATTGGAAAAAGTCCAAAGGGTAGAGAATATGGCAGCCCAACAGGAGCGATTGGGCAACGCATGGACACGATTTGTTGACGAGGTAATCAATAAAGACAACAGGGTCTCTACATTCTTCACGGGTCTTTTAGGTGTTATCACGGATATATTCGACAAGATAAACGATTCCTTTGCGGACAGTCAGGATTTTATAGATGAGGAAAGGGCAAAATCATCCGCTAATGAAATGGAAAGGCTCGCCAAGACAGCAGAAGAGGCGGGGGTCAGTTTGCGTGAGGTTGCGGATATAAACTTCTTTTCCTATACGAAAAGTGTTGAAGAAGCGAGAAATGAACTCAATAATCTTTTAGAAAGAAGAAAAGAATTAGAAACTCAAATAGCAAACACACCTTTAAGTGATGGATTTACCAGAGGGGTTTTACAAAAAGAGTTGAGAGAACTTAACGAATCCATAGAAACTTCAAGTAGATTATTAGGTACAAAGCAAGGCAAACTTGATGCGGTCAGGCGTGCAATGGTAGAATCAGGAAAAGAAACCAATAACCTGAAAAATGAAACTGACGGTTTAAATGGGTCATTGGATAAGGCAAGTAGGAAATTACAGGAAATATCCACTATATCATTCGGAACTACAATCGATGAGGCAAAAAAACTAGCGAAAGAAGCTAAGTCCATAGCGGATTCATTGTCAGGTACTTTACTTGGTAGTTTTGATTCAGGTTTAAATGCTGAAGATAGGGGTTTTTTAGCATTGTTTGGTGGCCTTCGCACCGATTTAGAAAATCTTCCAGAAGAAGTTCAACAGCGCTTTAAGGAAATACAGGAAAAATTAAGAAAAGCAAGGGAAGAGTTTAAAAAAGAAGCAACTGGTAAAGTTGGTTTTGGCGCAGAGGCTTTAGGAGTTCCAAATCCAGATGAAGTAAGTGATGCTCTTGCTGAAATTGTTAAAAAACATGCTGATGCACAAGATTCGATAGTTAAAAAAACAAAACTATCAGCCGAGCAGCAGCAGGCTATTTTTGACCAACTTTTTTCTACTTTTTCAAGTTACTACGGGCTTGATTTGACTGCGTTTTCCAAAATTGCTGGGGGTAAAAAGGCAAGTCTAGAGGATTATGCAAATTTTGCAAAGTCCGTCTCAAATCTGATTCTTGAAAATCAGTTGATAAACTACGAAAACGAGATTGTAGCCAACCAAGAAAGATTAGATATTATCCTAGCTGACGAAAACGCCACGGAAGAACAAAAAACACAGGCCAAACTTGAAGCAGACCGAAAAGAAAAAGAAATACGGACTAAACAAGCTAAAGCGGAAAGAACAAATGCTATTATACAAATAGGCATTGACACGGCTGTTGCGTTTGTCAAAGCTCTTCCAAATTTAGCCTTAGCAGGTGTTGTTGCTGGATTAGGAGCAGCCCAAGCAGCTTTTGTCTTAGCCCAACCATTACCAAAGTTTGAGGACGGTGTAAGGGATTTTGACGGAGGTCACGCAATGATAAACGACCAAAAAGGAGGAAGGTTCAAAGAGCTTGTGGAAACGCCAGACGGAAAATTCTTTATGTCCAACAAAAGAAATGTGGTCGCAGACCTTCCAAAAGGCTCAAACGTCTATACGGCGGATGAAACACAGGCTATATTGAACGGGCACCAATTATCGGAATCCGAAAGAATAGATTTAGCCGTAATGAGAATGTCATTTGAGATGTTCGAAAACTTAGAGGACAAGATAGAAAATGGTATTGATAAAGGATTCAAAAAAGCAAGGATAACCAACAATATAAAGAACGTAATCAATCAACCAACTACAAAGTTTTTCTAAATGAGGGATATGTTGACACAATCCAGAGAGGTAGAGTTCGTGCTTGATAGTGAGCGCACTGGCTCTACTCTATTAAACACCGACCCAAGGAACTGGAACGACGACGAAAAACGTTTTGAACTCGATAAGGACAGTAGGGGTGTGCTTAGGAAAATCAATACAAAGTTGGAATTTGCCAAAGACGGATTTGACCTATTGTACGGACATGCATTGTCCTATCCAATGGACACCGCTATAAGTGTATCGAAATATGGTAAGGATGTTACAAGTAGGAACGAAACCAACAGGCTTTTATATCAATCTTATTTGGATATGCCAAAAGCGGAGTTTGACCTTGATAGAAAACTGGCAAAGGTTCCGTTCACGCAAGGTGGACTTTACGACCGTATCAAGTCGCGTTGGACGAACAAATACGACTTGGTCACACCAAAAAGCGCAGATGGAGAGGATATCTCAATATTGTCCACAAAATACGAACAGGTTTCAGGACGTGAAATATTCAGGCGTTCAGTTGGCAAGGTAGAGGACAACACCGGGATTAACCACCCCGTAACACCACCTGAT